ATCCTCTTCGGATGCCAGCGTCCATTGTTCCATGTAGTCTGCTTTCAGCATGGCTATTCTATTTGGATCAACGCCAGGAACCTTCTGGGATAAATAGTATGCTAATCCAGCCACTAAAGCTGAAATAAAACGGAATGGAATATCGTTGGTTGTAACGCCAGAACCAGCATCTTGAATTCTACGCAAACGCCAGTAGACAAATGTGTATTGACTACCTGGTGAATTGGGGGTAGGCCAGACGTTGATACACGGCAAATTGGTTGTGCTAATTGGCGCAGAAGTGGCATGTGTTGCAGCCGTTGTGCCAGCCTGTCCACGATAGCAATTTAACAGCTGTGCAGAGGTCGTAGAGACATTTGGATAGTAGATAATCTCAGAGTCTATTTTGATATAACCAGTGGCTGCAAGACCCGTTAAATCAGCTGGAGTAAGCTGAATCGTGGTATCTGTAGCAGAGATGCCGCCATTACCATTAGAGCCGTTGCCAACAAGAGTATAAGCCGTAGGATTGGTTTGACCAGATTGACGATTGATCCATACTTGAATAGGTCTGCCAACGGCCAATTTATTAGGAATGGTGGAGTAAGTATCTTCAGAAATACGGCTAATGTTAATGTCGATCTGGTTTTGCAGCGTCCCAGTACGAATCACTTGGCTTAATAAATCAATTGTGTCAATTGGCAATGGATAGGTAATCTGACCCGTATTCATGGGGATCTGACCTTCTTCTACCGTCCAAAGGTTAATACCTCGATTGGCCCACTCAACAGTCAAAATATTTAATGACCGAGTAGCCGTTCTTAAATCATAACCCGTTCTTAATTCAGCACCGCACCGCTCGAACGCCTCTTCTACGAGTTCGTTCATGTTTAAATCAAATACGGATGCTCCAGTAGTAGTCATTATTTATGCTTAAAACCTTTAAGAGTTTCAGCAAGACGAGCACGTTGACCTAACTTTCCAGGCTTCTTAGCGGCAGCTTCCAGCTTCTTTTCTGGGATTTTATGGCCTTCTTTTACGTGCAGCGCTTCTCTCAAAGCACCAGCTCGTTTAATAGCGTGTTGAATCCATTTTTCAGCCATTATTTTTTCCTTGCAGCTCTCATATTGTCAACTAAATTTGGGTAAGGCCTGCCAGCAGCTTTCACCATTGCTTTAGCTTTTGACTTTTTAGCAGCACTTAAATGCTTAGGTTTTCCAAGTCCTTTCGGACGAGGTTTATCCCAAACTTCCCCACCTTTTGCATACATCGCAACAGCATCAGGATTATCCTTTCTTTGGATAATCTTTCTACTGGGCATCTTGGAAGGGTTTACTGCGCCCATTCCACGACTGGCTCTCATTTGTGAGCCTTGCCACCGTGACACATTTTTTCTACATGATCCATATGGTGCTCATGCGAAGCTTTGTGCTTTTTGAATTCATGCTTATGATGCTTATGGCTCTCAGTTTCATGCTCAGAAATGAACTCATCATGGCGCTCCATATCTGGACCAGCCATTGGCTCCATATGCTCTTTAGTTACATGGGGTTTCATATACTTCTCCTAATTAACAATATTTGGTTTTTGTTTTACCACGAACAGCAGCGCCATCAGCACGAGCAGAAGTAGATCCGCCATGAGCCATTTTCTTAACTTTGCCACCATGCTTCATTCCTTCGGTGCCAATATCATTTAGACCTTTTTCTTTCATCTTTGGATGACGGTCTTCTGTGTGGCCACGTTTTTGAACTTTAGATTCGCCAAATTTGGTTTCTTTGTTAGAACCCTTTTCAACATCTTCTTTCATTGAGCGTGGGCCCATTGATTCAGCTTTGCCGCCTGAAGCCATTTTTTTCATTTTGTGATGTCCTTCATGCTCTTTCATGTGATGCTCAGCCATAGCTAAATGGTGGTGAGCCAAATGCTTGTGGTGCTCTTTAGACAAGCCGCCTTCTTTCATGCCGCCTGGAGCAGGCATAGCACCTTGTGGAGGGGCCATCATTGGAGCTGGTGCTTGCATAGCACGAGCTGCCATCATTGCTGCTACTGGGTTAATACGTTTTTTTGACATCATGTTAGTTCCACCTTTTTTAAAATGTTTGCCTTTATCGGCCGCTACAAAATCCTCGCCAACCGACTGAGGAACTCCTACTTTCTTCGCAAACGCTTTATTATGGGCGATTGCTTCCATAAAATTGTGCTGCTTTTTACTGGTACTAGGCACGAGTAAATCCTTTGTTACAACATCCATCAGCACGTTTAGATGCAGAAGAGCGCACTTTACCACCTGACTTATATTTATCACCCATAGGATTTGTAGTCTCGCCAGTATCAGGTTTAGTTTCTTTTGGTTTAACTAAATCAACGGCCGCTCTAGCAGCACGTCTTGGCAAATCCTTAGTCTCTTCATTTTCCTTACGGTCATTCTCGTAAGTTTGATCATATCCGTTTTTAGCCATTATTTAAACCACCTATCAAGGATCCAAACTACAATACCGCCAGCCAAGCCAGCGCCAATAGTTAATACATTATGCAATGTTTTCTTAGCAGAAGCCTGCTCACCCAGCATTCTTTGAATCGCTGCTAAGGACTCTTTTACATCTTCCATATCTTTAACAAGTTTGTCCATATCAGCCTGAAGATGCTCAATGTCACTAGCGTGTGTTGCTAGCTCTCTAGCGGTTAAAATTGGGTCCATTTCGCTCATTTTAACATTTCCATTTACGCAACGATTTGTTAATTCTTGAATCTGGGTCATGTGCCGTTTCTGCACTAGTCAGTCTTTTTTTCATGCCTTCCATACGAGCACAGAAAGATTTTTTCCGTGAACCACCTTCAGGCTGCGGTGGTTTGATATTGTGACCTTCAGCTTTTAAAGAGGCACGGCCCTTGGCATTCAATCCGCCATTTGAGTTTTTGCCTTCTTTACGTTGCCAAGTTGCAGTCATTTTTAAATACCGCTATCGATTAAAACACCACCAATATTAATACCTACTGTACAAGCAGTAGTGGCACTGGGGGCAATTTGCCATTGAACATCCGTACCAGCTGGATATGCAAATGGAAAAGTACGTTGAATATTAAACTGTTGTACAAAAGGTGTATTTAAAATCACTCTGCGAACCAATGTGGCAGAAGAATTTAATACTGATGGATATTGTGCTACAACCCTATATGTGCAATAGTTTGCAGTATTACCAGTAAAAGAACTATTTGCAGTAAATCTTGTCAACTGCAAAGTAGTATTTGCTGGAACTGTATACACCGACATTTGGGATGTGCCAAGGCTAATAGTGCTACCGTTAAAAGTAGCTGTATTAATCTGGGCATACTCAACTGCACCAGATGTTGCAGCTTGGTTTTGAAGGGTAATAACACCAGTAGGCTGTACTGTTGAAGATAATGAAACAGATATGTTGTTAATTCTAAAGTATGATTTTGTAGTAGCTACGCCTGTACCTGCGGTTGCGCCTAATGCAACGACTTCAGAAATTGGGTTGTAGTTTGCATCTAATCCAGTCACTTGAATTAATGCGCCTGAATCACCAGCGCCTACAGTACTAGCAACGTACATTACTTGTGCTGATACTGGAAATACATAGTTAGTTGTAGGAGAATTTTCCCACATGGTTACAAATAAACCAGCAGTTGTGCCAGTTGTGCCGTAGCCAAAAATATTTAAAGGCGTGTGACCACTGATTTGACCACGAGATACTTGCAAGTCAAACGGTTCATATTTTGCTTGACGGCTGATAGACTGCACCGAGTTATTAGTGCTAGGTATTCCATTAGCGCTTTGTGCCATATTAATCTCCTAAAGTTATAAAAAGGGGCGGTGTTAAGGACACTCGTTTAAGCGCAACGACCTTCAGCTGTGCGCCCCATTTATTCGATTAATTAGTCAAAGTTACCGTATGGGTAAGTTGTCGCATTACCAATGTTCATATCTTGTTGTGCATATTTCAATGTCACAGCAATTTGACCAGAAGTAGGAGCTACTAAACTAGTATTGGTGATCTTCAATGTTACAACAATCTGGCTAAACCATGTAGGCTGTTGACCAGGTTGAATATTTTGAACGTCTTGTAATGTGCCATAAGCGTAATCTAACTGTGTACCTACAAATGTTGCAGTGCCACGAGTTGCTGAAGTAATAGCAGCCATCGTTGCATACACACCTGTAGCAGTAGCAAATTTGTTAGAAACGTATGGTTGAATAGAGTTAGCTGTTACTGTTCCATCAGTTGGCAAAACACCAACATCAATAATTACATCAGTAATGTTTGATCCTTGTGGGATCAAAAATGATACGCCACGATAAATAGTTCCAGAAGCATCTGCTGTAGGAGCAGTAGCAACAGTAGGACCATTAGTGCTATAAACACCAGACTGTGGGTTCCAAATAGTTGCTGCTTGGTTAGGAATATTGTCAGAAGTAACAAATACACCAGAACCGCCACCATAATTAGCTTGACCTGCGGAAGTTACAGAAAAATCTAAAAAGGCTTGTTGAGCCAATAAGACTGGACCAACGTCACGTTGTGGACCAAAACGATTATCACCCGATAGAATCGGACCTTCTAGTACGGTACGTGCCATTTTACAACTCCTTTAAATATGAATATTTGAGAGCAATTTTTCTAGTAGTAGATGTATCTTTACTAGTGACACGGCCCCTCTCAGCGTAGGACATATCTGGATTATTAACTATAAACTTAACAATTGCAAAATATTTTAAATTTAATAAGGCTGTATTTTGCCGAACCTTTTTTAATTTTTCAATATGCTCTGTTGTTACGGGTTTTTTATTACTTAATTTGGTAAGCGAAATCATATCTTTAGTATGCTGAGTGTGTTTTTTACCCCGCATTGGGGCTTTAGCAGTATTAGCAATATTAAAATATGTAGGCTCGTCAAAATATGCCTGACCTTGCAAAAATGCATTTTCAAGATCATCTAAATCTTTTGTATCTACGCACTCAACTTCTAATGCCCAGTCAAAAGCATTTTTACCATGCTTATTGTATGAATTTTGTAATATACGATTTACATGATAACCTTTTTCTAAAAGGCGAAAATGTTCATGAATACGTTTTTTAACATGTTGCGATTGGCCAACATAGCATTTACCCGTAACTTTATTACGAATTTTATAGATCCCTATGTAGTCTTGTGCATATGGCATGATTAAGTTCCTTAGGACTATAATACCATGCTTTTTATATTATGCAAGTATTTAAAAAGAAAAACCCCGCCTTTTGAGCGGGGTCCAAACTTCTTTACGTTTGCTTGCTGCAGATTAATATGAACCGTATACACCTAATGGGTCAGAAACACCGAAGCTATAACGCTCACGGGATTTGTAACGTACGTTACCGGTATCGAAATCCCCGTCCATTGAGTTCTGCAATGGAATACGAACAAAATGTTTCAAACCATTTGGTACATCAGTGGTCAAGAACCATGCGTTAGTTGCGGTCAAGAAGTGGTTAATTGCGTAACCTTCTGGAACGGAACCATTGTTCTTAATAGCATTGATATCGTTATTGTTTGTACCAACACGGAGTTCTGTGTCTAACAAACGAGTTGCAACGAACTGCAATGCTGGTGGAACAACAAGCTTTTTAGGACGAGCAGCAATCAACAAACCACGTTCATCTGTCCACGCAGCAATCTGAATAACAGCGTTTTCAAGTGCAGTTTCGTTCAAATCAGCAGGGGTTGATGGAGTATTGGCATTGGTACCACCAGAAACTAAAGGATGTGCTGTAGAGAACAAGGCTTGCCCGTCACCATAAGTAACTTGGGTATTAAAACCATTATTCAATACCGCAGCAGCTTTAACTTGCTTGGTATAAGCCATAGCACGAGCTAGACCTTTGGTATAGCGAGCTGAGAGAGAATCGTAGAGGTTATCTTCGATTGCTTCTTCAGTCAAGCTAAAGCCAAGGGCGATAGTTTCGTGGTTGTAGCGAGCTGTCCATGCTTCTTGAGCATTGTCATAAGCGATGGCTTGGCCTTCGTTTTTGACTGGTGCAGCAGAAAAGCCTGACAGTTTTGTTTCTTCTTCAAAAGAACGCTCAGAGGTCTCAGTTTCGTAGATCTCTTTATGTTCTTCGCCGTAGCGAGCATACTCTAATCCGAACAATGCATTCAATCCGGGGAGCAACTCTTTCAGTAGTTGTGCACGAGAAATAGCCATTTAAATGCTCCTTAATTAAACACCAGTGGCATTGAAGTAGCTGTGGTA